AGTTTCTATAAGCTTGCCTAGACAGCCTACACAGATTATTAATCCATACGTTCCTCCGCAGCGCTACACACAACTAAGTGCATTCTACTACGTTTATCACCCTCACGGGATCATGGGAACAGGTTGAACCTGGTATCATACATCATTGGCACACAACGCCGTCGCCCTACCCCTATAGATAGAACGACGCTGTGCATACTCCGGGAGACCACTCACGCCCGGGTCTACTCGACCACCGGAAACTCGAACCCCTCTTGCAAAGCAAGCATATCCACGTAAAAGTCCTCATAATCAAACTCTACGCGCATATCATTCTTTCTTAACTGGTCGAGGAACGCTTCCACTCTCTCTCGCCCATGATGCGCCATCATTCGCACCGCTACTCCCGCTATCGAACCCAGCGTGGTCCCGTCACCGACATTATTTTTCTCGGTCCATTGTACTACACGCCAGATTACATCTAGAGGGAGGGGACACATCACTGCGTCACCTTCAAACCGGAAGTTGAGTTTGATAAAGCTCAACTCATTCAGTTTCTCGACTTCTATCAGCTCTCCGGTTTTAGAAGCTGAAGTCACGCTCATACCCAAAGCTTGGGCTGTGCGAGCCACAATGACTCTGTTAAAGTAGTGCACTGCTGATCTGTGCACAGATGCGATAACGTCGTCACCATACGTGATCATGCGAACATCTCTATCGAAATTCGTAAAATCACACGGCAGTCCGCTCATCGAACGTCCATACAAGTACGACAAATACATCACAAATGTATTTGTCACCGAGTTAAAGACGTCCGTTAACGGACTACCAGATTTGTTCCCCTGAATGGTATGAAACACTATACCCCTACACACCAAGTAGGAATATTGTAATACATAGAGGAGTGCATGTCTCTGTAATTTAGTCTCCTCTGGTAGCACGGAATCGGTCACCGCACGAAAGAAGTCAAATGCAACCGAGCTCACACTACCATCGTAGTTAGAGTAATCCACATCAAATCCCAATTCACTCTTTGACCTCAAACTGCTCCACATGGATTTCCACGCCACTTCCTTATCTATACCTATAGCCGAATGTGTCACGAAACCCGCATTTTCCTTAATCTGGTTAAGGAAAGGCCCGAAATACTTACGCATAAGAAGCGAAAGCTCAAAAGGCGGCTGCTCAAAGACTCGCGTCTTACCTGCTGCTACCTTATCTTTCTTCCTTAATTCATCTTTGTTGGTAGCTACCCACAAGAAAACTGGTGCAACCCCTTCTCCAAGCATTCTATCACACTCCTCATACCTCTGGACAAAGGTTTTACCCAATTCCGGAATGACAAACGTCTTCGCCTTCTCGGAGAACTTGTATCTTGGTGGTTCCAGAATAGACGTAGTCCGATCTAACAATTCAGTTTTACCGTTTTTAAAGTATTTCGACCAATACCCACACGATGTATTAACTTCAACGGGCATCGAAATGCCTTTTCCGTTAATTGCGTCATCGTCAGTCCAAACCTCATCCATGTAGTTAAGACGCTTCACATACTGCTTAATGCACTGAATAAGCGTCCCACTACCAATAGCATTGGTTGGGAGTTGTGAATATTTCTTCGATGCGTTTGTTTCTAACGTGAACACATCACCAACACGTCCCTTGGCTGATGGTAGCCAAGCATCGTCCCACTCAGGATCTTGCAACCAGCGCACCTTACTGGTCTTAGTAGGTACGTGTACGCTAATGAGGTGACCATTCATCTCACACTGTCCCAAGACTTCTACATCTCCGAACCAACCGCGTGGAACATACCCATCTCCCTGGAAATCTATTTCTTCCTCTTGTATAGCACAGCGCTCGAATTGAACCAAACGCTTCACCTTGTTGATAGCCTCCTGGATTTCTTCCTGGACTAACTGGGTTGCCCCAATTTTCAGCCCAGTATGAAATCTAGCGCTATGCAACGCTACAAGAGGGTACTGTACCCTACTCTCACGACAGACATACGGTCTACCACAATCTCCTGGAAATGTGTCAACATCAGTGTTCGCCAGCTCACAGATAATGAGCTCCCGATCATAGAATGAAGTGTACTCTCGCGTTTGTACGCGCACTGGTACATCAGCTCTATCCTTAGTCGAGATAGGGGTTGACAATATATCACATGCATACTCTTTCCCATTCATACCATTCAAGTATTTTAGGGTAGGCATAAGCGGAATAATGTTAGGAGTGCCAGCCATAGGGGCTCCGTGTAGATATACTACACGAAGATCCAACTTTCCTGTACTACTATTTACCTGTGCGGAGTTGGTTGCATCCATTGAAAACGGGTGCATCCTCTTCCCGTCCAGGCAGATACGAGCACCAAACGTTCGCTTTGTCTTATTGTACTGGACAAACTTTTCATACAGATGGTGTGGTACAAGAAGATATCGTCCTTCAATAACAAGAGCATGCATACCATTCTGCCCCATACTAGGGTCATCGAGCTCGTATAGCTCCACCCATCGCATGCACTTCCTGATCTTGTTATTAACGCCCATGTCTTGGAATAAACCCTTATGCGTGACCTCTTTCTTAACGACAGCCTTGGCGTCGTAAAGTGATCCTTGGAATGAACCAAGAACATAATCACGCATAGATCTCCACGCCAAGATAACTAAGCCAATACCAGTCCCAACAAGACCAAGAACTCCAAGCCACTTCAACACACCTTGCCACACAGGAATAGTCATATCAATAGGCTTCATTGCTCCCTTAATTGCACCTATGGATCCCATCTCAAGCGCTTGATCCAGTGTGAAGCCGTACATCGGATCAATGTCTATATCATCCAGCAAACCTTGAAGATATTCTCTATTACACTCGAGAACTCCCTCGACATGATCATGTCTAATGGCCTCCATGACTCGCTCTAAGTCATCGGGTGTTTGTGTAAACTCCCCAAGCCTTTCAAACGCTTCACAGTCTAAGTATTCACTCCCTTGCATTTGGCGCTTCTCTCTCTCAAAGTCAATAACCTTGAATTGTTCCAACAGTATGTCTCTTTCAGCTTCCAATTTCCGGTAATTCGCTACAATCTGTTGTATATATGTCCTGATCATTATACGCTGCCCATCAACGACTTTCCCTCCAGACCATGTAAAAGATGTCAACGACCAATGTTTATCAACATAGTCATATAATCCTTCCACGGTATCAACGGAGGACAAGTCATCCATCAATCCTCCGGTATTCTTCTTCACTGTAACTGCATTGTCACACAATCTTCGTGCGATAGCTTGGTGATTGTTAATACCAGTGATTGACGAGAAATTTCTGAAATTAGATGAAACACCAACTGCAATAGAGACGAACTTATCCTTCTTACCCTCGATTCCAGCTTTTGGAACCGTATAATCAACCGGTGTTATAAGGTTGATTATCTTAAGCGGATCAGTAGGTCCTTGCTCAGTAAATGCGTCATCAATATTTGCGACGTATTGTCCATTGTACCCTTCCCAGTGTTTTACGTCCGAAGCAGGAATAGCATAAGTGTGATCTTCGCACTTGTGCATACAATCTAATTTCCCAATCTCCTTAAGAAAAAGAGCGGGTATGATTGTCTTCTGCAAGTAAGACTTACCTTGCCCAGAATCTCCAAACAAAAACCAACAGACGGGAGTCATCCTTTTTGGGACTCTACCTTCTGCACAGAGTTTTGCATTCTGATTCAAGAGTTCCTCAACATTCCTCATAAGGTCAATGGGCAATCGGAATCCAGCTGCCGACATTTTCTTAAAACGCCGTGCTCTAAGGACAAGTTCACCAATTTCATCGATTTTACTCCATTTCTCCTCCTTTCGTGTGTCCATGAACATATTAGTGAATTGAATCTGTTCAGGTTCCGTAGCTTCTACAAAGCTACGCAACATACCAGACCCCTCAAAAATATAATCAAAGACACTCGTCACAAATAGACATGCTTTACCGAGCGTGTCTTTTTTGTAGCTACGTTCACGCAAAGCGTAGGTGAACATGGATTTTGACGTTGCTGAAGTCCTATAACCAAAGATTCCAAGAATAGTCATAATTACGGTTCCACTAAGTTGTACACAGTTCTCTGCTACAAATTCCAACCACGAATTCGGATTATTGTCTTCCTGAAAAACACCCACTCTCTGCGCTAGCTTTTTAAGTTGCTGCACTAACGCAGAATCTCCGACGTGTTTTACGAAAAGATCAATAAGTTTCCAAACTCCTAAGACTTGAACCACTCTATTACATCCTAAACTAAGGACTGAGTGGATAACGTCTCGCACAGTTGCAATCATATCATAGACTCGTGCCATTCCGTTTTGGGCAAACGGAACTGCTTTCTCTGCCACAATCTTTTCAAGATTGTGGACTTTATCATTGGCGACATTGGCAAGGTTCTTGAATGCTTCACAGCTTTCTTGAAACGAATCAAGAGCTGGTTGGGCAGCTTTAACTACCCGATCTGCTGCTGCCATTCCTAAATTCTGTCCCATATCAGTTAATCCTTGCAACTCGCCCCTCATATGTCTGAAATGCCTGCTAGCTCTAACTAAATGCCTGGCTGCAAGCTCAGGACCTGGATTTGACTCCACTCCTGCGCGAGTTAACTCAGCATTAATCTCCGCTCTCGTACGGACTCTCTCCGACAACGGTAAGGTTGTATCTCCAACTGTGGTTAACGACGCAAAATCATTCAACATCTCCGTTTCGCTAAGCACGTGACTCGTATCTAAAGGTCCAGGTTCATTGTATCGTATAACTGGAACAGCTATAGGGAAATACAAATGAAAATCATCCGACACTGAATGGTACAAATATGCTCGCAAACCTATAAGTCCCCAGATGTCGGTAGCCATGGCAGTTCCAGTGCCTTGTATAGACCAACCTATAAACGCATCCGGAAAATAAACCGGAGACGCTTCATTCATGCTTGCATTGGGCGAACCCAATAGAGACATAGGAGCTCTACGATAGTGAGGTATTTCAATAGTCTTTTCTTGTTCCTTAGCAAACGACCACTGCGACCCACCTTTGAACAAGTTGCTCAAGGGTGTAAAACCAGATGTTATAGGAGCTACACTAATAGCAGCTTGTATGTCATTATCATAGTTAACCATAGTAAATGCCGTAGCATTCAACGCCCGCGCAAGGTTAGTTGATATCATGAGTCGATTACCACCTGAGCAAAAGGCATAGGAACACGCAAGGTACACATGCGTTCTTCCACAAAACGCTGGAGCTGCCCAAAACACGTCATACACGTTAATATCAGCGGCAACCGAAGATGCGGTGCTGAGATCAAACGTAGTAACGTGCACAGGTCTCCTCAACAAAGATAACACATTCATATGATCTTCTTTGATGTACCCCGTCTTACCGGCTCCAGCTTTCTCAAAAGCTATCTGCTGAGTCGATGTTTCACTAGCTGTGTCTGATGCCACACGCTCGCCTTGAAAGACTCCTTGCAATACTGGACGCGACTCCAGCGCTGGTTGTAACGCTCGCTTTACTGATACGTGTGGATTCAAAGACTGCAACCACAAGGAGAAACCCAATGATTGGGCTGCTGCTGTGGGAGCTCTTAACACATTCCACACATACACGCGTACCACACCCATATTTATACCTTGCCTCAACATACGATAAACAGACGAGTATGGTATTTCTAGCTCCATTGATGTTTCAGTAGCCACATTCATGATAGCATGAGGATATTGCGTATACGACGCAAACGACTTGCCAGTAGTTGTATACAACTCTGGCAACCACACTAGCATCAAAGCTCCTTGATGAAATTGCGTGGGATTAATCCTAAGCGTTACCTTGAATCCCATTCTAAAGAATTCGTGGTATGAATATAAACCAGTAGGTGCTAGAGAAGGATTCCAAAAGTCACCAGGCAACAACGTCGTCTGCAAGTTGTCCTGCACGTTATTACTCGTGGCAAACTGAACACCATGCACGAGGAGATACTCGCGCTGCATGATGTTCTTAGTATCAGCAGATACTACATTGGCAGTTCGCACTACATTGTCCAATGTGGTGTCCTCCAACCCTTGTTGAGGTTGATGTATCGGAACTGCTACCGCTGAATCCCGCACGACTTCAGAGTCCATCTGAAAGGTTCCTTGGTAATTGAACTGGGTATTTGATGCCGATGGTATATTATCTCTAAATCCCTTAGGTACTTTCAGTTCGAAATCGTCCAGTGCACTAATATAGACATTAACGTCTATACTATTCGCTACTGTTCCATTGTTAACCAATGGATTCTGAACAAAAATGAAAAGACGTCCAACGCACTCATCCAAAGTAAAACTATCCTTTCCAGGCTTTGCCGAAGTATTCAAATAGTCTGCACGAGCAACAAAAGGGATGTCCATAGACGTTCGATTAGTCACTCCTAAATCAATAGTTGCAGACGTGCAATTACGCGCTTGATCCAGCGACAAAAGATCCAAAGTAGGGTTAAACGCTATAAATAGCTGTCCTTGATGAAAGTGCGATGGTAGGCACTCAATAGTAAAACGTATTCCTCCTCGCCAGAAAAAGAAAACGTTCTGCGCATATGCCAACATAGTGGTATCCACTGTCGCAACACCCGCTGTTAACGCCCTTGAGCAATCAGCTGGCGTAACCCAAAACCCTGTACTAGGTCCAAGCATAGTTCCAGTGGATTGCGCGGTTGTCCAACTCGCAATCGTATGCCTGGACGGTATCTTACATCTATATAAAAGGTGTTCACATTCTGAAGCTCCATTCGAATTTATGACACTCGACTGATCTTCAACCTGGTCATTAGCTGACAAGGCAAGAAAAGTCGTCTTCAACGGTAGATCTACAACTCCAAAGTTTCCACTGAGGTTGTCTACCATGGATGGTGTGTCTTTATACGTTCCATCACCAAAGACTTTAGAAACAGCTCCAATCACTTGGGGTGCTGCACTAAGAATCTTTGGTAATATTCCCAAACCAGTTGTAACTGCTTGCTCCATCTGAAAAACTCCAGTATAAGCAGTGAAAGAACAAAGCGTTATATCTGAAGTTGTAGCCATAGTGAAAATGTGGGAAAACGTACAAGTTATCACGTAACCAACGCCGCTGAAAACTCATGGCCGCGGTCGACCATGTGTATTTATACACCCCATCTGGGCCTACACGCATACACCACGATCTTGAATTCAACTCTTCAAATAATAGAAAGTAGCTTTAAACTCACGTCGTCACACAAATCGAGGAGTGTGTTACCACACTTTTATCCCAAACCGAGACTTCGCCTTTCTAAAATTATTCAAGAAGAACATCCAATCACAATGCACCGTCGTTCAGAAGCTCCGCCCAAAGACAGTCTTCTCATCGTCACAATTATATAAGTACAATAAATCACCCGAACAGGGATCAGACAAATGGGACAAACATAAAACCTTACACCACGTATGGCGCAAGCTATTGTGGTAGGTCACGACCCCCTTACGCCAATATTACTATATAACGCAAGCTATCCTAGTTTTCGTCATAGTGACGGAGGTCTCTCTACTCTGAGACTAGAGTCAAAACCGAAC